TATTCGTACAAGGAACTTGTCCATACACAGGGGATGCTTTTTTTGACGAGTTAGGCAATGTGACAAGTAAAAAAAATGATCAATGTGGTAAAAGGTTAGATGATTGCGTCAAACGCTTTCAGGCTGTTGACAAGACTGCTGACGTTCAGGGGGCTTTCTTTCCGTTAATACCAAGATTTTAAATAAAGTAAATAGTTTACATCATAAACCGCATATTTTAAAAACATAACAACTAAATAGGATTATAAAAAAATAAATGACAAAGTATGAAATAGAAAAACAATTGGCAAAAATGGAACTATGGTTAGAATTAAGCATAGGGTTAAAAAAAAGAAAGTGTGGCAAGAAAATATAGAATCGAAATTGAAGAACTTAAAAATAAGTTAAAAGTATGTTATAATGGTAATATAATATTATAATAAGTAAATTTATGATGATAACTGAAGATTTAAATTTTGAAATACAAGAATATGCTAAATCAAAATATCCAGAAGAATCTTGCGGTTTAATTGTAAAAGAATTTGATGAGTTAACGTTTGTTGAATGTGAAAATACAGCAAAAGACAAAATAAATCATTTCGCCATAGATAACTCTGTGATGATAAAGCATTCTCAGTATCTATTTTCTATTTTTCATTCTCATGTCGAATCAAGTACCCCAGCTGTGACTTTATCAGATATAAACACTTGTGAGGCTTGGAACGTGCCAGGGTCTATTGTATTCTTATCCCATCTAGACAATAAGTTATGTTCCGATGTTGTATTATATGGGAAGGATATTATATATAATACTCTAAAAGGTAGGCGATATTATTATAACGTATTTGATTGCTTTACGCTTATAAGGGATTTTTATTTTACAACATTTAATATAGATTTACCCTTGGTATATAGTGATTATGGGTGGTGGGAAACTACAGAAAGAGCCGATAGTTTATATTTAACCCAATTTGAAAGATTGGGAATGGAAGAGTTTGACATTACAACAGAATTGCAAATAGGTGATATACTAGCAATGAAGCTAGGTCGAAGTAAGTGTATAAATCACGGCGCTATATACACAGGTAACGGCAGAGTGATCCACCACTTAGAAGGTAAATTGAGTGTGGAAGAAAATCTTGGAAAATATGCTAGTAGAATTGAACGAGGGATGAGACGTGCTAAAGCAAATAACACTACACGGGACATTGGCAGAAAAATATCAAAGAAACTTATCATTTCATGTTAAATCTGTAGGTGAAGTTTTTAGAGCGTTAAACGCTAACTTTATAGAGTTTAAGAAAGATTTGCGAGCATATGATTATATTGTTGTGGCTGATGGCAAGCAACTAGAGTTAAATGATTTAACCGCCGCAAGTTACGGGTTTAATAAGATGGACATTATCCCACTAACTAGAGGTGATAAAGGCGATTTTATTAAAAGTGCAGAAGGAGTTTTGTTAATAGCCGCCGGTGTTGTTTTAGATTATTTTAGTTTTGGAACATTGGGTAACCCTTTGATATTGGCTGGCATTGGCATTTTATCAAATGTTATCATGGCGCATTTTATGACACCCGCAGATTATGACAAAAGTGATAGTGGCACACAAAGTAATATTTTCAATGGGGCTAGAAACGTGTCAAAAGAAGGTGTGGCAATACCAATTGTATACGGCGAGATGGTGGTAGGTTCATTAGTAGCCAGTGGTTTCATAGCAGTTGATGGTAGTAAAATATGAGTAAGAATCAAATACAAACCAAACTCCCTGCAGGTAATCAATTACAACCACAGTCTCAAGGGAATGTGCAATATAAAGTAAAAGTTGAAGATAGCATAGAAGAAGGGGCACAACCGCAGTTATTGAGAGGGTTGTTAGGTAAAGGAGGAGGGGGAGGAGGTTCTCCTGGTGGTCACATAAACGGCGATGTAATGCACACTGACACTTATGCCAAGTTTATTGATATAATATCGGAAGGGCCAATTGAAGGCCCAGTAAATATTGCAAATCCGGTAGGGTCTATATTATTAAATGGAACGCCACTGGCAGATGAAGGTGGCAATCTTAATTTTAAAGGTGTACAAGTATATCAGATGCTTGGGACTGAAGATCAACGCTTCCCACCGATGTTTCAAAAAAGTGGTTCAACTATCAGTGTTAATGCACAAATAAAAAAGGCGATTCCACACACTATAACAATAGCAGATGATCAAATAACGTCAGTGAATATTATAATAAGGCTACCTTCATTGGCATCAATTGATAACAACGGTAATGTAAACGGAACATCAGTCGCGTTACAGTTTTCTATAAACGGTAACGTTATTGCCAAAAAGACAATTTCTGGTATTGCCACTAGTTCTATTGAAAAATCATTTTTATTCAATATTTTACCGTACGAAAAAGAAGTAACTATGGTCATAGACCGTGTAACAGCCGATAGTTCCAACCCCGGAAAATTACAAAACGATACTTACATAGCATCATACACAAATATCATTGATTACGCTATGAACTATGCAAATAGAGCAGGTGCGGCTTTAATGTTTGAAGCTGCACAATTCGGCACACAGTTACCAGACAGGGCTTATCACATAAAAGGTATAAACGCGATAAAGATACCTGAGAATTATAATCCTCTCACTAGAAAATATATAGGTATTTGGAATGGTGTTTTTACAACAGCGTACACAAATAATCCCGTTTGGTGCATGTTGGATTTGATGACTAACAAACGTTACGGTGCAGGGGACAGCATAGATGTAGAGCAAATAGATAAGTTCGAATTGTACACGCTAGCTCAATACTGCGACGATTTAGTTCCAGGTTTAGGCGGTAATTTGGAACCAAGATTTACGTTTAATATCGCTATAACTGACAGAGAACAAGCACTTACAATATTTAAAAAAATGCAAAATAACTTCCTATCAGTATTATATTATTTTGGTGGAGTAATAAAGTTAACTCAAGATTCCCCCAGCGAAGCAATAGCTATAGTTACAAACGCCAATGTATTAGAGGAAGGCTTTAATTATTCATCTATAGAGTTGGATAGACAGTCTAATACAGTAATTGTATCTTATAATGAACCATTAAATAATTATTCTTTAACGACTGAGACAGTATATAACAACAAGCTTTTAAATGAAGTTGGCGTGGAAGTAAAAAAAGAGTTATACGCATTCGGCTGTACTAGTCGATCTCAGGCGCATAGATTAGGTAAATATCAACTATTAAGCGATGTATTAAACTCAGAAACAGTGACATACACGGCTGGATTAGATCATTCTAGCATAAATGTAGGTGAGGTAATTGAGATATACGATAATAATATGCCCAATTCAATATCTGGTGGTAGGCTAGTATCTATGACTGATCTTATTATAGTTTTAGATAGAGATGTCACTTTATTAGCGGGTGTAACTTATTTTATAAGCATATTAGATCAGAATGGTATAGTTCAAAAACTTACAATTGACCCTTCTAATATAGGATCAATAAACACAATAACTGTGGTGGACAGTAAGGGGTTTAAAGCAAATCCTTACGCAATATACGGTATATCAAATAGCACCGATTCTGCAGGAGAGCTATATAGAGTTGTTGATATAAAAGAAAATGATTCTAACAAATATGATATAACCGCCAACAAGTACGATGCTTCAAAATACGATTTAATATATACCAACAATCCGATAGACATCTCGCCTGATCAAAAGCTACCCGATGTAAAATCACCTACAAATTTGCTTGTTTCAAATAGGACTTTATTTAAAAATGGCAAATCGGTTTTAAATAATACCTCATTTTCTTGGAGTAAGGTTAATCAAGCCACACATTACGAATACCAGTATCGTATCGATAGTTCGGAATTTTCAGCAATGAAAACCACTGATGATAATTCAATTGCAATTATTGATTCAGATGGGGTTTATGATATAAGGGTTAGATCGTCGGATTTATTAAATAGAAAATCAACATTTATAGAAAATAAATTTAGAATTAGCACTAGCGATGTAATACCAGCGCAAGTTCAAACATTTGTTATTCATCGATCTGGCGTTGCACTAATATTTACGTGGAAAGAAGTTCCTATAGATGAATACGGGTTAATTGCTTATTATGAAATACGGCAAGGCTCTACTTGGTCTGAGGCACTAACTATATTTACAACGTTAAACAATTCGTATACATACACTTTAAACACTGGCGGAACGTTTTTAATTAAAGCTATCTCAATTGCCGGTATAGAATCAACAACAGCGACTAGCGCTTTAGCATTTTCTGGTAATACAAATACTTTGGGCGTAGCTGATAATTACGCGTCAGATGGATTTCCATTGGGAACTTTAAGTAATTTTGTAGTAGAAACAGAGTCGTTTAATTATAGTGACTCTGTGCCTTTTATATTCAGCAATGCTGAAAGTTTTGATTTTACAAGTTCTGCTGGCAATAGGTTGGAGTTACAATCATTTAATTACGACACTTGGAATACAGTCACACAGCAATGGAACACATTGACTACACCGTGGGTATCTTCACCCACCATAGGACTATTGGGTAGTTATGAAACGCCAGTGAAAGATTTAGGGGAAGTTTTAAATGTGTATGTTAAAGCAGAAGCTTCTAAAACTTTTAATGATAACGGCATATATTGGACAGACATCGGCGATTTATATTGGACAGATATGAACGATTGGTATTGGACGGGCAAAACAGAAGTCAGTTCAATGAAAGTATTTATGCGAAACTCTCAAGATAACACAACGTTTACAGATTATACTGAATTGGTACCTGGACAATATTCGGCTAGATATTTTCAATACAAAATAACATTAGAAGCTTTAGCACCTGCATACGACATGTTTGTTGATAGTTTTTTAGTGCAATATGACATTCCAAGTACAACTGAAACAGATAGGGCAACTACTGACGGAACTGGGCTTGTGACAATAACTTTCAAAGATAAATACACACAAGTACCTTCAGTAGTTGCTACTCCTGAGGCTTTGACCTCAAATTCCATATGTAGATTAGTGTCGGCAAGTACAACACAAGCTATAATAACCACACTAGATACTATTTCAGGAGTAGTAGCACCAAATACGGCAATAAACGTTCAAATAACAGGCTATTAAAAAGGTAATATATTTATGTCAAACGATTACACAGCGAATACGGTATCAACTACGACACAAGCAAGCGGCGGAACAAATTTACAAACTAGCATAGATAAAGTCCTATCTTCATTAGATTCTTTATTTACAAATAACAGTGGCGTTTCTGCGCCCACTTATACTCAACCATACAACACCTGGATAGATACAACCACTCATGTTCAATACAGAATAACCCCCACCGGAAGTCTAAGCGTTATCAATGCCAACTTTGCCGATAGTAATTTAACTAGGTTGTCCACATCAACTGCCCTAACGGTATCAAGTCATGGACACATTGTACTAGTTGATTGTTCAAGCGGCAGTGTTACAGTCACACTACCTACGCTTACGCCTACCACTGGTGTAGGCTATAAGGTGTCGATAAAAAAAGTTGACGCTACGGCGAATACGCTCATAATATCATCCCCATCATCGATTGATGATGGTGCCCAAGTAGTATTGAGAGAAAAAGATGACGCTGTAGAAATATTATTTACATACCCAAATTTCCATATAAGTTCTTCAAATATAAAACC